CTTTGGTTTACGGCTTCTTCAAATCGCTTTGATACATCGTCTTGCTGGGCTTTCTTCACGCCTTCCAATTCAGACTTGAGCGTTTTAAGCTCTTGTTGTTCTGGAGTGCTAGCAGATCCCTTATCAATCAGATAGTTGGTGTATTCGTCGTAAGAAAGTAGACTTTCAACGCCAGAATAATCTTTAGCTGCTAGCTTTGCCTTGAGTGCCTTTAATTCGGCTATCTCGGCTCTTTCTGCCTCTAATGCTAATTTTTCTGCTTTGAATGCTTGTTCTTGCTGACGATGCTTTGCCTCTTTACGAGCTAAAGCTGCCGCTGCCGGACTAAGTGTTACTGTTTCTTCAGTTGCGCTCTTAGGTTCTGCAGAGCTATCACTTGTGACACTACTGTTTGGCTGGCTAAGTTTTGCCCGAATTTCTTGGGCCTTTGATAGCCTGGAAGCAGTATTATAGGGCTCTACTACCCTTTCTTCTCGCATCTGTGGCTGAGCTGCAGATGGTATAGCTGAAGCGGTATCCGCTATCGCGGTTTTCTCGTATGACATGGTTATTCTCCTTGGTTAGGTATATGATTCTTCTATTGTTTTTTGACTAAGCGGCTACGCCAGACGCTGGCCCAATGGGCGCTGCTGGCGGTTGAGTTGGCGGCATTTGGGACTGGGCTGGTGGTGTTGTAGGTACTGGCGGTGGCATAGCTTGTTGCTTGAGGCCCTGAACTTGGGCAAACCAATCCCTGAGTAACTGCATCTTCTCTTCTTCTAGCTGTTGGGTAGCGTAGAGGTTGATGTAGTTGACGCAAAGGGTAGTAGCCATGTCAGTTGGATCAAGCATGAAGGTGTCAGGCGCTATATCAGCATAGTCCTTATCACCCTGTTCAACGATCTGATCCAAAGCGTGCAGAATCCGTTCTTCCAGCGCTGCTGCCAATCGGTCTGACTGTTCAAGGTCAGGGAAATTGGATAGGCGTCTAAATTCCTGATTGGAAATTTCGCCAGCGGCCAACATCTCAGAAAGTTTGGCTTGTCTACCGGCAGGATCTTTAGGAAGGCTTGATTCTTCAAAACACTGAATTACAAAAGTGTCTTTGAGCTTGTTGATGTTTTTAAAATTGACTTCACGAGTCCCATCTTTACCAGGGTAAACCGTGGTGTAAGAGCCAGTCTCTTCCGCAATGTCCCTGGCTACGTCGATCATCATGTAAGACAGATCGGTGTAGATGTTCTGGTAACGTCTGGCCAAAGCGGCAAAGCGGTCTGTCTGCAGATCGTCAAATGAGCGGATTGCTTCACCGCTGTTGAGTCCCGCAGGTTTTTGGCTGGCAGCGGCCATGGCCGATATGCCAGACATAGAGTAGGCATTGCTAATCAGCCATTGAATCCATTGGTAAATTTCTGGCGAATTGGATTCGGCATTGATGAAGGTAGGTGGAGCACCACGACCTTTGATGATCGTGCCGATACGATTATTGAATGATGTCTCCATGATTTTGGAAAGTTCATCAATATAGATACGGGGTACGCCCATCAGCTCAATGGATTGAGACGCTACGATGAGCATCCTGTAAATTTCCATTTGAGTGGGCATCAAAATTTCAATGAGACCTTGGGCAAACCAGCCAACGATGTTGGGGTTGTATGAGAATTTAACGAATGGAAATTTAGCTTTGGTCCACGGTTCATCAAGGATGACACCAGCGGAGCACACGAGTACGTGACGGCCATCATTAGCTTTAGGGCCAGATGGTAAGTGCCAAGCTTCAGCTAAAATGAATTGGTCAGAGATTGTTTCAGTGGACCTAGGAGTAGAATCAACGTTGCCATGTACAGCTTTGGCAATGACATCTTCCTTATCAGGGAACATGGCCAAAATTACAGAGCGGTCTACCAGCTTAACTTGGATGAGCTGTCTGGGATCATTGTAGTAGGCATCGTTGAAGTCAGTGAGCAGCTCAGTTTCAAGAACGCGCTCAAGACATACCTTCTCATCTTTGGCGAATACCTTGATGAATCCATTGCCAAGTACACAGCTATCTCTAAGAGCCAAAGCGCCGAGGTCGTAGGCCTTAGTACGGAACAACTCACCCTGAATGAAGGCGTTAGCCTCTTTTGCAAGTTTGCGTTCTTTGTAGTGACCACCATCGGTGAGAAAAACAGGTTTTGGGCGGTCTTGGGATATGCGACTAACCAGAGTATCAGTGCAGGAATAGCAGACGTTGGCCGTAGGACGGCCAGTAGGTAATTGATTTGAAGAATCTAGAGTGGCGTTGGAAGCCAAGAAATTGTAAAGCGGTTTGCCGCTGAACAAGCGTGCAAATACTGAAGCTTGTCTGACGCGATTGAGATTTGTTTTCTTCAGGTATTCCATAGTGGAAAGAACCTGAGCCATCAAATCGTTGTCGTTGTCAGCGTTCCACCATGAGTAGGCGGTTGCACTGACTTTATCTTTTTTACTTCTGGGATCTACTACTTTCTCTGATGCTGTTTTTGTAACATCAATAGGTTCGATGGTGTATGACATGACTATGCCTCTTCATTTGGCTGTTCTCTGTGGTCAGGGAACAAGCGGTCTAGAAGACTGGCGTCATCTAGCTTCATTACAGAGGTAAGCTCCTCAAGACGGTGCTTTATCTCTTTCTCTTCTTCAGGCGAAATTTCTACGGGAACTGGAGCAACAGATTTGGCCGCTTTAATAGGAGCATCGGCGGTCAAAGTAATTTCTTGGCCTGACTCCGTTTTTAAATGAGTGACGCCAAGACTACGCATAGTCTTGACTATCTGTTTCAGTTCTTTTGGGGTCATCTAGGCGATGTCCAGCTTTGCCATGTAGGCGCGGAGACGTGCCATTCTGGTTTTTTCTTCTGCAGTCAAGCCAACTGAGTCAGCATCTTCAGAAGACATATCCATAGTAGTATCGTCGGCATTGATTTTTTCAGGAACATCAAGCGTAGCCTCAATTCGGCCAAGCTGTTTGTTGTCTTCAACGTCTTGTGCGTTCATGGTGGCGGGTTCTGAAGAACCAACTTCTGGATCTGACTCCAGCAGTTTCTTTTTCTTCTCACGGATCATTTGACTCAGTTTCTTAGGGTCCATTAGCATAAATTACATTTCCTCTTGGGATTCATCCGAATCCGCGCTTTGCATTTTCATTAGTAAATCGGCGACCAGCACATGAAGTGCTTCCATGAACGCTGCCTTATCTTTGGATTCCATGGCTTTCATACATTCGAGCGCAACTTGGTCCATCATCACGTCATCGTCAGATTGGTCTTTGGGATCTTTAGGCGACATCATCGTCTCCGTGGTCGAACATGTTCATAACCAGAGCCTCAATCGCGCTACGGAAAGCCGCTACATTCTTAGTAGCTACGGCATCCATCAGCTCACCAGCCATGTGATCGTCGATATGGTCAGAAGAACTAGCGTTTACTAGCTTCTCTTCACGTGGCTCTGTAGCAATACGGGGTAGTTTGCGGTTCTTTAGAAAGGGTAGATTCATAGATACTTATGTTTTTTTGGCTAAAAACGGCTGGTTTTCGATTGATTTTGAGCTTATTCGCTATACTTCAGCCAAGGTGGTACACCATTAGCGTCAAGTTCCCAGTTCAAACCTTGACCATCCTTTAACTCACGTTCCTTCTGTAGCCGGTTGACGTGGTGGTCATATAGTATCTGGGCCTGTTGATCTTCATACTCCTTGGTTCCAGGCTTTGGCTGGTTCGCTGGAGCTTGATGGGCATAGGCAGGACTGAATTTGAAGGCATAAAGGCAAGCATCCACAGCGTCAGAGTGGCCCTTGACGATGGTTTTGTCTGGCGTGGACCTATTATCATCCCTTTGCAGGATGTTGCAGTCTTGGGCAAACATGGTGGTGTGCTTGGCTTTGAATGTGCCAGTGCGGAGTGCATTGTTTAAAAAGGCGTAGTTGGATAGCTTTCCTTTCTTGTCGGCAGCTTCCAGCGGCAATCCGTGACGCGCTTTCATATCTTCAACGATAGCTAAGCCCTGTCCACCGGCATCTACGACCAATTTGGCCATAGGGTACTTCAGCATCAAAGTCTTGATGTCTTTCGCCAAGTCATCTGTGAGTTGGTTGCTGGCAAATTTTTCTTCAACTAGATACGTGATCGGTGAAGTCTCAGAGAACGCCAGAATGGAAAGGAAATTGTAGTCACGTTGGCCTAAGTCGATGCCAAGAATGTAGGTGTGTTTTCCTGGTGGCAGTGACTGGTAATCGTTGATGGTTCTGTCATAGGTAAGCAGCAAAGCGTTTGGATCGCGCTTCCAAATTCCATAGCACTCACGTTGAATAGATGGGTCATCATGGGTAACGCCCTTACGGGCACAGTCAGCGTCAATTAATTGTTGTGGTGTTCTGCCCGACTTCTTCAACAGCCAGGGATTTTGCAGCATGGTCCAATGGAAATGGGTCCACGTAGGCGACTTGCAGCAGTCAAAGAAATAGCCACCCTCAACAGGGCCAGGAGTACCAATCAAACGGCAGCGGCCATCAGTGTCGTAGAGACGTTTTGCAACGATGTCTTCAACCAGCTCTTTGATATGGCTACGGAACGCTTGGGACTCATCCAGATAAACCAGCGCCACATTGGACAAACCACGTATCTTCTCAATCTCAGACTCTTCATTACCGCCGTAGAGGCGAATCCAAGAGTCATTCGAGAAGTGCATGGTCAAATCAGATTCGTTGATCTTGGCACCAAGGCCAAAATCACGGTTGATCTTTTTCAGTTCTGGCCAAGCAATGGTCTTTGCAGAAGTCCTAGCCAATGTAATGTAAAGCGACGTGGTGCCAGGATGAGTGAGCGCGGTATGGATCAAATCAGCCGCACACGCAGTGGTTTTGCCTGAGCGCACAGAACAACACGCGGATACGTACTTAGCAGGGCTAGTTACAAAATCCAGTTGCTCTTTAAAAAGGAACTTATCAATTTCAAATGGCGGGAATTTGCCACGCGCCTTCTTACGCTTGGCTAATGCCGCCGCCGCCTTCTTGGGCGTTAGGATCGCCATAAACTACTTGGCGTTGGCAAAAATGATGTTGGATAGGGGTACAACGATGTACTTACCCTTGTGCAAACAGATCAGGTAGTTTGGAGCAAGGTACATTTCTACACGCCTAGAGGTTGCCGTAGAATCCACTGAAAAATAGTTCTCAGGAGTGCCGTCACCATTATTTACGGCGGCATGGAACTGTGCCCTGGCGATAGGGATAGCGGCTTGAATTTGGTCTTCTAAGACTCCGAGTGTTTCTGCATTAGTTTTATTCGTTTGTTTTTCCATCTTCCTTTCCTTGGTGTTTAGCCAAAATGGCAGCACCGACTTTCGTTAAATTTTTGACGTTGATGTCTTTGAATTTGTTTTTGGTGAGTAATGTAGCTATGCCCTGGTTGCGGTATGGCGCTTTGACATAGACAAACTGGAGTGTGTCGCCAGCCAGGATTGAGTAGCCAAGAAT